AAAGTCTGTGCATAAAATCAAGAAACACGTGCCGCCAGATGTCGCTGCTATAGCCTTTTGGTTAACGAATAGGAGACCAGAGAAATGGAAACAAACTAAAGTGTTAGACGCTAAAGTAACGGTAGACAAAGAGAAGAAGCGTATATCCTCCCTCTTTCCTACACAAGAAGAAATCAACGACGTTCTTGAAGATGCTGGAGGTGACAACGAGCAATAGACAAATTAAATCGGCTTAGTATGAATGTTTAAACGAATCATAAACAAAAACTTTTCGATGATAGAAGAACAAAAACTCAATAATAATATTCAAATGGCAAAAGATGCAAGTTTTCAGGAGTTGATTGATATGTGCAATACAGTCGGATGGGATGTTGGTATTTCATATCTTGAAAAGATAGTCTATAAAAATGAGACTATACAAGCAGATTTGTATGCTGGAACTCCGAGTCAAATAAAACAAGCTCAACGACTAAGTAGAACAATTATTCAGCAAAACATCACGATTGGTAGATTAAAGCAATATCGTTCTGAACATGGTCTTTAATTACTGTCAACAATAGATATACGTAATTTTACAACGATAGCTTTATCGAAAAAATGGGTAAGCGCATAATAAATAAGAACTTTGCAGCGCTTTACAAAGCCTTCCACGACGGTGTAAAAGGTGTGATATTAGAAGGCTCGAGTCGATCGGGTAAGACCTGGGCCGGAATAGATTTTCAGCTTTATCTTACTTCACACGCTAAGGATAAATTAGTTATTAATAATATCCGTGAAACTTACAACTCATTCAAGACAACTTTATTCGACGACTTCGACAGACGTTTGACCCAAATCGGACTTTATAGTCCGTTTATGAATAGGGATGTGAATACCTTTTACCTTCTCGGTTCAAAAATTAATTTCATCGGAGCAGACAAGGTGAGTAAAACCCACGGCATGGGCTCGGATTTTTTCTTTATTAATGAAGCGCTGTTTGGAATTGAAAAGGCTTTCTTTAACAATCTTGAACAGCGTTGTAAGATAATGTGGTGGATGGACTATAATCCATCTGTGTCCGACCACTGGGTTTTTGACCTTGAAAAACGAAGTGATGTTATATTTGTTAAAACAACTTTCTTAGACAACCCCTTTATTCCACCAGCTCAAAAGAAAAAAATTTTGTCTTACGACCCTTCTAATCCGGTTAACATAGAACAAGGCACTGCCGACGATTACATGTGGAAGGTGTACGGGCTCGGTCTAAGGGCTTCACCAGAAGGTTTGGTATTTCCAAATGTGAAATTTATAGACGAACTTCCGGACGAATATGATAGCGAATATTTCGGCATCGACTTCGGTTATACAAACGACCCGACTGCTATAGTCAGAGCGAGACGAAAAGGAAATAATTTATACGCCAAACTGCACGTTTATACACCTATAGACAACGCCTTATTGCTCGGCGATGTGATTAAGAAAATCGATGAAAAAGGGCAATATGCCGCAGACAGCTCCGACGGTGTTATGATAGCTTCGCTGCGTCGTATGGGGCTAAATGTATTCGCAGCTCCCAGACCGAGCGGGTCAATTATAATGGGCATCGATATATTGAAACGCTTTAATATTCACATAGTTAGAGACAGAGACGCTGAAAGAGAGGCTAACAATTATAGATGGAGGACAATTAACGGTATACAGTTAAACGAACCTATTGACCAATTCAATCACTTCTGGGACGCCCTTCGATACATAGGCTTGTCATTCCTTGTGTAACAAAAAGTTACAAGAGTTGTTGAAAACTTTTTTATTGAATTTAGTTTTTTTATTCTGATTCAGTGTAATTTTGTGTAACTATGCTGAAATGAATATATTTAAAGGCATTTGGAACAGTGTAAACCAAATCTTCTCAGTTAGCAAACAAGGGGAAGATTGGTTTTATGAACTCGGCGGTTCTGGTATAATTCACGACACTCAATCAGTTGAAAGCCAAATAATCGCTTATAATAAATGTCCGGCGGTTGCAGCTATAATCAACCGCAAAGCCAAGGCGTTCATTAACGGCAAGTGGTGGGTCCTGGACGCAAATGGCAAGGAGGTGAACTCGAGAGAAGCTAAGATGGTAAATACTTTGATGGCACGTCCCAACGTCCTGCAATCCTGGAATCAATTCCTTGCGCAAGCAAAAGTCTATGAACAATTATTCGGTAGGTGTTACATATTTGCTGCACGAATACCCGGTTTCAGGGATATAGCTTCGTTATGGGTACTTCCTAACTGGATAGTTACCACAAAGCTTACCGGCAAGTTTTTATTTCAAACCAATCTTGAAGGAATAATCGAAAGGTACGAAATCAATGTTGGTGGAGAGGTAACACCCATCAATGTCGACGATATTTTAGTTTTGAACGATACTTCACAGGGGTTTGACTATCCGTTTCCACATTCTCAATCTCGCCTCGTTTCTTTACAAGACCCGGTTAGTAACATCATAGCCGCCTATGAAGCTCGAAATGTTTTAATTTCCAGACGTGGAGGCATTGGCATATTGAGTAACGACAGCCATGACAGCGTCGGCCAAATACCGCTCAAGCCGGGCGAAAAAGAAGAGATACAGGAGGACTTTAAAAGATACGGTCTTTCACGCAAGCAGTGGCAAGTAATTATCACGAACGCAAATTTGAAATGGCAATCGATGACTTATCCCACAAGGGATTTGATGCTTTTTGAAGAAATTGAAGATTCGGTCAGGCAAATAGCTGACAACTACGATTATCCGATGTATCTGCTCGGTTTCAAGGCTGGAAGCACTTTTTCAAACGTCGGGGAGGCTAAGAAAAGTCTTTACCAAGATGCTACTATTCCAGAGGCTGAATCGTGGGCAGGTGCATTTACCTCGTTTTTCGGTTTACCAGAAGGCGTTTATCACAGGGTCTTTTATGACCATTTGGATATTTTTCAGAAGTCCAGAAAAGATGAAGCAGAGGCATTAAGAATTCTTACCTCCGCCTTGGACGTGGCTTACAAAAGCAACATTATCACCCGTGAAGAATATCGATTGAAACTTGATTATGATCCAACGAATTTTATAGGTAACACATTTTACGACAATGGAAACACAACAAAACTCGGAGCGCAAGAAGAAGGTTCTAACTCCTGAACAAATTAAGAAACTTAAGGAAAAAACTATTTTGAAACAAAACAAAGTTGTGAAGAAATGAAACTCCCACATTTTTCAAATAGAAGCGAGCTCTTTGAATTTTTCCGTGAGAACAAGGCAGCTCTTTACGCCGAAAAGGCTTACCAGCCCAAGTTTGGCGACTCTCTCGATGTTTCGTTGTTATTAATAGACGATAAAGGAGATGTTACAAAAGCAGTAGCGAACCCAAAGCTCTTAGACCTCGACTCGTTCAAGGTGTCGGTGGCTATTAACACAACTAACATAAGAGACAGTCATGGTGATGTACACCTTCCCGGGCTTTGGAAAAAAAGCCTGAAAGAAACAAAAAACCTCTACCTGCTACAGGAGCATATGCTAAGTTTCAAGGGTATAATTTCTGACAAAGTCAATGCCTTCACAAAAATGATGAGTTGGAAAGACCTTGGTTTCAACTATCAGGGTGAAACCGAGGTACTCATCTTCAACGCTGAAATTGAAAAGGCACGTAATGAATACATGGCTGAACAATATGCGAAAGGTTATGTTAAAAATCATTCGGTTGGAATGAGATATGTGAAACTATTCCTTGCCCTTAACTCAGAATCGAAATTCGATAGGGAGGAAAAGGCGATTTGGGACAAGTACATCGACCAAGTCGTTAATCGTGAAGAATGTGAAGAGGAAGGATATTTTTGGGCAGTAACTGAAGCAAAACTTATAGAGGGTAGCGCTGTTCCTCTTGGAAGCAATTTCGCTACTCCCCCGTTATCGATTGAGCCGTCTTCGGGCACTCAACAACTACAATCAAAATCAGAGCCGTCGACAGACACTCCGTCCCTAATTGAAAAATTAGGGTTAATTACATTGTCTAACTAAAATTTTTAAAGAAGCTATGAAAAAAATGATTGAAAAACGAAATAGCAGGTTGAAGCTTATAGGCCTCGTCCTGTTATGTGTGATTGGAATTGTTTTGTTATTTATGTCGCCGCTGTCGGCTGGAGTTATAACGGCCATGCTGGCTATACCGGCGGGCATTGACTTAACCGACAAAGAGAAGGCAGCCATGCAGGCCGTTGTGGACGCTGTAAACAAAGAAGTTGAAAAGCTATCGAAAGGCTACATCACAGAAGAAAAATTTTCGGAATTGGCCACATCGGCTGTGAAAGAATATCTTAAAGACAACGATCCCAGCAAGGCGAGAATTCTTGAACTCGAAAACGCCTTGAAAGCACAGGGCATTGAAATTATGTCGTTGAAGGAAAACAGGCGTGAATCGATTAAGTCCTTTTCACGCAGCGTTGCCGATACGTATGTTAAAAACTTAGAAGCTATTAAGCAAATAAGAAACAACCGAACCGGCATGCTTTCTTTTGAGATTAAAGATGTGAGCCCAATGACCACCGGAACTCACGTTACCGGTGAATCTGGGCTAATGGAAACCCTTGAAGCTGGTGTGACTCGTATCGTTAGAAGAGTTCCTTTTTTACGTGACATAATGAACACGGCGAATACTACCTCGCCTATTATTAAATACGTTGAATACACGTCTCCATCAGGCGATGCAGCCGCAACCGGCGAAGGCGTTAAAAAATCTCAGGTTGATTTCAAATTAGTAGTAAGGTCGGCAGAGGCTAAAAAAATAACTGCTTTCATTAAAGTCGCCGAAGAAATGATTGACGACATTCCTTTTATTCAGGGAGAAATCAACGGAGACCTGATGGAGCGCCTCGACCTTAAAGTTGACGCTGACTTGTTATCCGGCGATGGTGACGATGAGAATTTAAAGGGTGTTTTGACTTATGCTCCTGCTTTCTCCGCCGGTGTTTTTGCTAATACCGTTGAAAGAGCCAATAAGTTCGATGTACTCAGGACAGCTGTTGCAATTATCTTTAACAATAATTTTATTCCTAACTACATCGTACTTAACCCTTTGGATTCTGCAAGCATGGAATTGACTAAAGGAGAAGATGGACATTATGTATTACCTCCTTTTATCGCCTCCAACGGTAAAATAATCGGTAGTGTGCCTATTATCGAAAATTCTGGCGTGACTACTGGAAGCTTCTTAGTAGGAGACTTCACGAAAGCAAATCTCCGTATCCGTCAAGACAGTATACTTAGGGTCGGTTATGAAAACGATGACTTCACCAAGAACCTTATGACCATTCTGGTTGAAACTCGAATGGCTCACTATATTAAAAATAATCACCTGAACGCTTTCGTAAAGGGCGATTTTGCTACTGCCATAGCCGCTATTGCAGCTGAAGAAAGTGTTTCTTAAATAAGTTGAATCATGATTGTAAAGATTATCCAAACGACTGAAAGCGGACTGGTTAAAGATTCAATAAAAATCCTACCTGACTGGGTTGGTAATGAGCTAATTCAGAATGGACTGGCTGAAAAATATGATCCAGCTACCGGAAAGGGAGCAACCTACTGTAAACCCATAACCAACTTTGATTTTAATATCAAAACTCCTGTTAGAGGTAAAAACAAAAAAGTAGCTTACATGGCGACTTTTCCTCCACGCAAGAGTGTTATTTTAAAATCCATTGAAAGCCTGATTAATCAGGTCGATGCTGTAGTGGTTTGGGCGAATAATTATTCTCAGGAAGAGGCTGACAGATTGGTAAAACAATACGACAAGAAATTGTATGTATATTATCAAGAAGGCGTCGACCTTGGTTGTGTCGGCAAGTTTGCTTTCTGTCAGTCGTGGCTTGGATACGTCTTTACAGTCGATGATGATTTTATTTATCCGAATGATTACGTTGAAAAAATGATCGAAGCCATCGAAGCTTACAATCGAAAAGCTATTATGAGCTTACATGGCAGGCGTGTTATTACTCCAGTTCTGAATTATTATAGAGACAAGGGTGAATTTTTTCGCTGTACCGAGGAGGTGGCATCTGATGAGAAGATTGACATCGTTGGCACTGGTGTGATGGCTTTACATACAGATGTACTGAATCCTCCACTTTCAGGCCGTATTTTTACACACAGTAATATGTCGGATATTTTCTTTTCTATCGAAATGAAAAATAGAGGAGTACCGATGTATGTTGTGAAACACCCAGCCAAATGGCTAATAGCTTTGAGCCAGAAGGTCACAATTGGCGCAAGGACAAAAAAGGACTGTGAATTAGAAACAGCTCTTATAAATCAAAACTGGAAGTGATGCCAAATATTTTAACCATAAATGACTTTGTCGGTGAGTACAATGTTCCGAACGTGACCGGAACCAGTCCGGCAGTGTCGGGTAATCTCGCTGAACTGAATAGATTTATTGCTATTTACGAGAGAGAATATCTGATTAAAATTTTACAGCCGAAATTGTATGAAGCTTTCATGCGAGATATGGACGTTGTAGAAGATGAAACAATCGAACAACGCTGGATAGACTTAAAAGATCGGCTGAAAAATTTAGCCGAAGGAGTTTCACCGGTTACCGGATATGTTTATTATCACTGGGCTCGCAACAGAGTAACTCAGACCGCCGCTTTAGGAGAGGTTGAAACAAAAAGCGAAAATGCCACGGTTGTCGTAGGTGAAAAGATGATGAGGGCATATAATCATTCAGTACACGCCGGCAAAGAAGTGCATGAGTGGCTGGTTGAGCATGCGAAGGATTACCCTGAGTTTGACGCATCGAAGCCGTATCCTTTAAAAACGATTAATGGTTTTAATTTATGAACGTTGTCGACATATTTTCTGAAATAGTTTCAGCAACCAGCTATGAGAATAAAAGCTCTGGAGGACCTGGTGTTTTTTATCAACACGGTCACCCGCTCGAGATTATCGAAACTCTTCAGGAAATGACACAAAACCAAGATACGGCTAAGAATAAGTATCCTTTAATCGCTTTGTTTCAAGACTTCCCTGAAAGAAAAGGCAACACAGAGGGCACACAACTGAAGCTTAACTTCATTATTGCAATGCTCACATTCAGAGAGTTCAAAGCGGCTGAGCGATACGCTCAATCCTTTAACCCTTTTTTAATTCCTATTTACGAACTGTTTCTAAATAAAATTGCCAAGTCCGGATATTTTCGTGAAACTGAACCCTCGAGAATAGTACATACGAAGTATGATCGTCTGTACTGGGGTCGAAGTGGACTGTATGGCAATGAAGGCAATATCTTCAACGATTATATAGATTGTATTGAATTAACTGATTTAACTTTAACATTAAAACCTAAAAATTGTAAATTATGACAACGATTAACACACCCACCTGCTCGACTGGCGGTGGAAATACTGGGATTCCGGCTTGCCAGTTGTCGCCGGAAAAAATCATAGGGGCGATTCTTGTAGATAACTCTTTTTCATTGTCTCAAGCGGAGGCCGATGAACTCATAGAAACGCTACAAACTAAGACTCTTCTAACAGGTAGAGACCGTGTTTATCCAGTTTTCCGGTTCGACGAAATCGCTGACAACTCAGAAGAAGAAGTAATGGCGTCCCTTGGCTACGGCTCAAAGCAAGTTGCGAGAGATGGAAAATACGACTGGACTTTTCGGATGCTAAATAGCGGTCTTTGTTTACAAGCAAAACTCCGTAAATTTAACAAGCGAAAAATGAAAGTGTTATTTGTCGATAGCGATAATATCATCTTTGGTACTCGCAATCCTTCTGGTGACATAACTGGTTTCAGCCTTGACTTCTTTTATGCCAAACCATTTAAAATCGCCGATGGCAGCAACCCTTCTATTTTTCAAGTTCGCTTTGCTTTATCGAAACCGCAAGAGTTCAACGACAACGTCGTTTATATGAACCCCGGAGTTGATGTAGAGGAAGCCGTTAAAGGTATCATCGACCTCGAATTGTATGAAATCACTAAAGTCGCTGGAAAAGCAACAATTGGAGTGCGGACGCATTGCGACAAGGTGAATATATATGATTCGTTCGCTACCGCATTGGCGGTTGGAACGCTTTGGAAGGTTACAAAAGATGGTGCTAATGTAACAGTTACGACAGTAACTGCGAATGATACAGCGAAAGGCTGGGATATTTCGTTCACCGGCACGGGTGAACATGTAATAAATCTTGTATCAGCTTCCGACCTTGCTGCTGCGAGCGTTGGAGGAGCTCCTGACAACGGTTACGAATCAACTGGAGGTATAACCGTAATTATGCCATCTTGATTATGAATAAGGATAGTTACATAACGATGGGCGGGGCAAGTTTTTTGGCTTGCCACGTCCTTTCCTTCGAGAGCGAAAAAGATTTCTTGAAGGAATATGAGAACTCTGTTTACCTTTCTAAGACGCTGAAGGAACGTCGTGAAATACTTAAACAGGTGTATCGGATAGCTAAAAAACAGGAGGAGAAATGAAAAAGCTTATTCGCTTCTTGGTCGTGTGGAACGAGTTCCTTTCAATTCCTTTAGCCCTATTGCTTTGGTTCTACTCTCCGACCTTGCTTCGCTTATTCGACCCAACCGCCGGCGTTTATGATTCGGCGGTGCTGCAGCAAATAATATTCGCAATCATCGCCGTGCTAATCTTTCACGGCTTGGCATGGTTTCTTTTAAAACTCACATTTCCAGAGATTTACAGATTTCTGGACGATGATTTTGAAGAACATTTTTCTAACTTACAGAAATGGCAAAAGTTAAAATTATCCTTGTTGTTGTTTTCGTTATATTTTTTAGCTTTCGTGGTTACCTTCAAGATGATTGTATAACACGAGTTGCCAATGATTACGTCGGCGTCCGTGAAGCTACAGGCAATAACGACGGCGAAATCGTCGAGCTGTTTCTGGCTTCTGCGAACGCCAAAAAGGGCGATCCATGGTGCGCTGCTTTTGTTACATACGTTCATAGTCTATGTGGATATAAGATACCAAATTCGCCGGCCTGGTCCCCGTCGTGGTTTCCAACCTCGAGGATTGTTAAGCTTTCTGAATGTGAATCGGGCGACGTGTTTGGAATTTATTATAGTAGTAAAAAAAGAATCGCTCATGTCGGTATTATCGAAAAGGAAACAGGGAATTATTTTTTAACTATCGAAGGAAACACAAACGAGGCTGGAAGTAGAGAAGGCGATGGTGTTTATAAGAAAAGACGTCCTCAAAAAACAATCTATAAAATAGCACGATGGAAAGAAATGAATTAATTTCGATATTGCTCACAGTAGTACTGTCGTCCATTACCGGATTTTTCGGCTGGTTATTCGGCCGGCGAAAAAGCAAGGCCGATGCGCAGTCTGTCGAGCTTGAAAACGTGGCCAAGGCTGTCGAAATTTGGCGTGAAGCGGCTGAAAATTTAAACGAACAACTCAGAATATACAACGACCAATACTTAGCTATAAGAGATGAAAATATTAAGCTAAGGTCTAATATCGCAGAACTGACAGCAAAGGTGGATTCTTTAACATACGAAAATGCAAGTCTGAGGAAGGAAATCGAAAAACTAAAAAGCAATGGCGGACGTAATGGATATGATTGAGAATTTAAATTCTCTCAATATCGATAAGGAGGCAAAGGTGGCAATCGCAAAAACAACGAATGACATGGTGAAGCTTAATCAGGAGCAGCTGACTTACGGTTTACGGGCAGACGGTAAAAAGATCGGACACTATAGAAACAGCGAATATGCAGCAATGAAAAATGCTATGAACCCGCTGCCCGGCTTTGGTTTTGTCGATTTAATCCTCACCGGAGCATTTTATGAATCTTTTGAAATCGATGTGAACGGTGATGAATTAGAGCGATTTGCTACGGACAGCAAGGCCGATAGCTTAATCGACAAATACGGAGATGAAGTGTTTGGATTGACAGAAAATAATCAAGAATTTTATAACGAAGAAATTTTTTATCCGCTGTTTGCAGATGCAATTGAGGAGCAAACAGGACTAAAGTTTGAATAGTTATGAGTTGCGGGTGTTTACAAATGAGAAAGGAGCGAAGCGAATATGACAACATCAAAAAACTCGCAAGAGCATGGGCAAAAAACGAAAATAAAATCGTCTTTATTTACAAAAATATCGACGGCACTTATGGGTTTATGCCGCTCGATTGTCCGGAAGCTAAAGAGAAAGAGGCAATCGAATTTATATCGCCGTTGTTATGATACACCCTTGTCAGTATTTATAGAGGTACTAATCACCGGCGACCTTAATTTACTTATAAAATCGGGCAAACCCTCCTCACTCGAAATTTCAAACGCTTGGGAAAATCTTTTTTCTGAGTACTGTGAACTTGTTAGAGCTCCCAGATACGTTCAGGTTTTGAATTTATCTAAGGAAATTGGAGCCCTAACCTCAAAACTGTTAACCGTAAGAGCTTGTCTATCAATTTTGGCTTACAGACACAGCGCTAAGGCCGTCTATATTCTCGAAAGTTTCGGTTATAAAGCAAACTGGGACAGGAAGGATATGAATCAGCTGACAAAAGAACTCGAATCAATAAGCACGAGGTCAAAGAGTATAGAAATCGCTCTTGCTCAAAAAAAGGCTGAATATGATAAATTGATTAATGAAAGTTCTAAAAATGAACTAACAAGGGAGAAATTTACTTCTGTTTTGCTCGACTTATCGAAGTTTATGGGTTTTCAGGTCAAAGCTGAAGAGATAACTGTACTCGAATATACGGCTATGCTGAAAAAATATGAACAATGGATTGATGCTATGACAAAAGAACAACAACGTAAAAGATAACTATGAAAAAAATTGCGATCCATACAGCACATCCAACCCCAAGAAACTCAACCGGCCTATACTCCATTTTTCTACTAAGTTTTTCTTTCTGTTTATTTTCAACTATCTTTGTTAATTCGATAGCGATTTGTTCAGCAATCATTTCGATATCTTTTTCTGAAGGATTGTCGATGATGATGCGAGGAATTATGCGTTCAGATTTCTTTTTTCTAAACATTAATTAAATACATGGCCAGCAAGGGCAAAATTACTGAAATAATAGATATCGCTTCTGTACAGAAACAAATCGAGGCTGTTAATCAGGGCTTGGGGACTATTATAAGTAAGATGGAGGAAGTGGCTGGTGCAGCACATTCTTTAAAATTCGATTTCGGTAATGCTAAAAGCTTAAAGGATGTAGCGCAGTCCGGCAGCGAGCTTGAATCACAAATGAAGGTTCTCGGTAATTTAACAAAGGAAATTGCTAAGTTGGAAGATAATAGAGCAAAGTTATTGGCGAAACAGGCAGCGCTTGAAACAGAAGCAGCGAAACAAACAGCGCAACTAAATCTTGAAATTAGGAAACGTAACTCGGAACTAAATATTGAGGCGAAATTAAACACTGAAAAAGTTGGCTCGCTCAATAGATTGACAGCTGAATTAACACAGGCGAAAAACGCCTTTAAAGCGATGTCGGAAGAGGAGAGGAGAGGCGCTGTAGGGCAGGAAATGTTACAGAAAATACAAGTACTAAACAAAGCCGTTACAGAAACAGAGCATGAAATCGGTGAATTTTTCAGGCAAGTCGGTAATTACGAAATAGCCGGTAACGCTGTTAAAATAGAGATGGCGGATATAGCGAGAGAGATGGCGAAATTGAAAATCGAGGGCTTGGAAAATTCAGAAGGGTTTCAGACGCTCGCTGGAAAATTGGGCAATTTGACCTCAGCTGTTGATGGTTCGAATATAAGTTTAAGAGAGCAACGAAGGATAATGACAGAGCAGCTGGCTCTGATGAAAAAGAATGGTCTGGAAGGTACAGAGGCTTATGAAAAATTGAGACAATCGCTCGGAGAATTGGTCGATACAATGCAAGATGTGTCGGCTGAGGCGAAGGTTATGGCCTCGGATACTAAAAAGTTGGATCAGGTATTAAGTGTTGCTGAAGGTTTAACAGGCGCATATACGGCAATTCAGGGTGCAACTACCTTATTAGGGGTTGAAAACGAAGAATTAATGAAAACATTCGTGAAGCTGCAAGGAGCGATGGCTGTACTGAACGGACTTCGTTCTATTCAAAACGTGCTACAGAAGGAAAGTGCGGCTTATATCATGGCTGAAAATATACAGCGCAAAGCACAATTATTAATTACAAATTTACAAACCTCCGCTGAAGGAAAAGGTATCGTTGTTCGTAAAGCCGCAGCGGCTGCACAATGGCTATTGAATAAAGCCATGGCCGCTAATCCGGCTGGTTTGTTACTCGCCTCTATTGTAGCGCTTGTCGCAGCCGGTTATGGACTTTATAAAATTTTCTCTTCAAACGCAGATATTCAGGAAAAATTTGCCGACAACTTAAGAGGAACAAGGAATATTATTCAACAACTGAATAAGGACCTGGAGACGCAAGTGAAGGCGATGGAAGCTTTCGGTGAATCGGAATTCACAATTTCGAATGAAAGATTAAAAATATTACAAGCCGAGTACGACAAGAGGCAAGAGCTGATTGATAGTTACAGTTTACAAAGGAGAAAATTAAGCAAAGATCAACGAAAAGAGTTGGATGATATGGTCGCTTCTCAGAAGGAAACGTTACAAAAAATATCTGATATCGAAACAAGTCGGACAGTCTGGGACATTAAAATGCGGCAAGAGGCACAGAAGGAACGATTAAATTCAATGCAAGATGGTTTATCAAAAGAATTGGCGCTATTGAAATTAGATTATGACAACAAACGTAAACAGGCTGAAGGAAATAATGAAATGATAGCTGCACTAAACGATTCACAGGCCAAAAAAGAGAAGGAAATTAGGAAAAAATATGCTGACGAATATTTAAAAATGAATGAGGACATTACAAGGAAGCTTACTGAATCAACGATATCGTTAATGGACGAAGGGTTTGAAAAGGAACTTGCGCAGCTAAGAGAGTCGTATCGTCAAAAAATTAGTGAGATTGAAAATCAACTGAAGACTGAAACTAAATTAACAGTCGAGCAAAGGAAAATGCTCAATCAGGTTTTACAAAATCTTATAAAAGAACAAAATAAGAAAGAGGAAGAGCTTATCAGAGAAGCTGAAATTAACCGGCTGAAAATACAACAAACAAATATACAGACATGGCTTGATGCTGAAAACGAAGGTTCAGAACGTTATTTGCAGTTAAGGTTAGAAATGCTCGAATTACAAAGAAAAATTGAGGTGGAGGAAGCAATTAAAACCGGTGCCGAGGTTGCTGCGATAAATGCTAAATATGAGAAACTGAAGGCTGATACAATTCTTGGCTTCACAGACAACGCTATTAAAAAGGCAGGCGATTCTAAATTACTCGAGTATGAAAGACAATACGCAAACGAGAAGGCAGTGCTTGCGAAACAATACTCAGATGGGTTAATTAACGCAGATACATTCCAACGGCAGGTTTCAGAACTTGAAAATAAATACTCATTATTGCGATACGAAAATGCTATCGATATTGCACAAAAAGAGCTCGACAAAGCGAAGGAACTCGGAATTGATACGACTGAACAAGAGAGAGCGTTGAAAGAAGCGCAAATCGCTTTGGATAACGAAAAGACAGACCAATTCATCGAAAATCGTGACAAGGAAGTTCAGAAGCAAAAGGAGGTGAATGAAAAAATAAAAGAATTGACAAATTTGCTGTATAGTGGGCTTAAAGACATGATGAATTCGCACTATGAATCAAGATTGGCGTCGCTTGATAAAGAGAAGGAAGCAGATGAAGAGGCAAAGAATAAGGAATTAGAAAATGAAGGCTTGACACAAGAGGCAAAAAACAGGATTA